CAACTGTTTAATCAAGAGTGGGCAAAAACTAATTACAGCCAAACAGACGATGATGGTAATATAGTGGATGGTGGTCTTTATAGCGTAGTAGCACCATTCGGACACCCTAAATACGAAAGACTTGTTGATTTAGATACAGAAAGTCAAACAGATATACAATGGGGTTATAGCGTAGATGATAACCAAGAGAGTTATATAGGTAAGCCAATACTCTTTTATCCTGTATATACAAACCCAAGTGAGGTTATCAGCTTCATAGATACAGTTACCGATGGCACGTATGGTCAGCACTCATCAATTTCAGGAAGTGTAAATATGCCCTCTAATAGCGTATCTTTTAGCTCAGGTACATCTACTGCCAATATCAATTTTAAGTTAGAAAAAAACGAATATACAGGCGATAGTAGTTTTACAGGTACTTTGTTTCAAAACCATTACAGCACTTATATTACAAACGTGTTTAACACAAAGAACAGACTTACAAAAGTAAAGGCATATCTACCCCTTAGAATCCTTTTAAACTTTACACTTGCTGATAGGTTTGATATCAATGGCAAAAGGTATAAGATCAACAGCATAGAAACGAACTTAGCGACAGGCGAATCAAACATAGAACTATTAAACGAATTATGATACAGAATATCTTAGATTTATTACCCTATGTAAAAGATGGCTCGGAAAACATCCGAATAGCTAAAGGACAGAACTACCTACCTAAGAACTTAAAACAAGCATTTACCCAAATCAAAAAAGAAGCACAATGGGAAAAGTAATAACCATAGAATTAAGAGCAGAAACTAAGGGCGCACAGAAAGAGCTTGACCTAATCACGCAGGAGATTTTAGAGCAAAAGGAACTGACTATTGAATTGCAAAAAGAGTCTTTAAAATTAGAAGAACAATTAAAACGCACACCTAAAAATGCTATTGGTGCGCAAAAGAGATTAAAAAAACAAATTGAAGAACTTGGACTATCTATCAAGGATAATAATCTTGGTTTACGAGAATTAAACTTACAACGAACAAAAGCAGCAAAAACAGCCAAGACCCTTACAACAGGCACTAAAGACCTAACAGACCAAGTATCAAAAAACTATGGTATTACAGGTTTGGTTAACACTTTAACAGGTGGATTGGCTTCAAGGTATAGGGATTCTTATGATGCTGTTACAGGATTAAACAAAGGGCTAAAAGGTTTAAGGGGTGCGTTGCTTGCAACAGGTATTGGTGCAGCAGTAGTGGCAATAGGTCTTTTAACAAAGAATTGGGATAAGGTAAAGATGGCTATTGCAGGTACAACAGCAGAGCAAAAGAAATTTAATGAAACTCAAGCAGAAGCTAATGTAGCAGCAAACGAAGCATCAAAGTCTTTGCGCTCTTTAAGGGATGTGGTATTAGATGAAACTGCATCTCAGTCAGCTCGTAATCAAGCATTAGCTGATTTGTCTGAAACTGTTACCGAACTTAATGGTGTTACATTAGACCAAGAGGATGCACTTAAAAAAGTTACAGAAGCAACTGATCCATATATCAAAGCTGTGGAAGCGAGAGCTAAAGCAGAAGCATTTGCTAAAATAATTGCAGAAGAGGAAGCAAATATAATTAGAGAACAACAAAAAGATTTAACAGAACAAATTAACACTCTTGATGTTTTAAAGACTGCGTTTACAAGTTTTGGCAATGCAGCATCTGCATCAGGTAACTTATCACAAACAGCATTTGAAAATCAACAAACATCAATAAACAAATCAAAAACATTAATAGGGGAGCTACAAACACAATATCAAAATTTTCTTACAACTGCACTTAACTTAGAAGCGGGTATAGGCGATGGTGTGGAAGCAACAACGAGAAGAGTGGTTACATCTGTATCTACAATCTCATCTGTTGGTGTACAATCTTTAGAAACAAACACTGAAATACAAGGCAATTTACTTACAAAGCAGGATAAAGGTGCAGAAGAGTTTTCACAAGCTGAAATTAATAGATTACAGTTACAGGCGGATTGGAATGAAAAAACAACAGAACAAAAAGTAGCCACAGCTCAAAATGCACTCGCTAATGTAGCAAATAACTTGGGTAAAGAAACAGCAGCAGGTAAGGCAGCAGCCATAGCATCTACTTTAATCTCTACTTATCAAGGTGCGCAGTCAAGTTATCAATCTTTAGCGGGTATACCTGTCGTTGGTCCTGCGTTGGGTATCGCAGCAGCAGCAGCAGCTGTGGCAGGTGGTTTGAAAACAGTAAAAAGTATTCAATCTACAAAAACCCCACAGACAGCAGGTATGGGTAGTGGTGGTGCGAGTATAAGCAGTCCATCAAGACCTGCACCCCCATCTGTACCCCCTGCGTTTAATATTGTAGGCGCATCTGATACAAACCAATTAGCAGAAGCGATAGGTGGTCAAGCACAGCAACCTGTTAAAGCATTTGTAGTATCAAACGATGTAAGCACAGCACAGGAATTAGACAGAAATATTGTTAAGGGTGCATCATTAGGATAAAATACAAAAACCAAATTTTAAACGATATATAGTTATGCGAATTGTAGAGCTTATTTTAGATGATCAGGAAATCACAGGGATTGAAGCGATATCAGTTGTAAACGCCCCTGCCATTGAAGAAGAGTTTATATTGCTTAAAAATCAAGAGATAAAACTTGCAGAAGTATCAACTGAGAAGCGTATTCTACTTGGTGCGTTACTTATCCCAAACAAACCTATATACAGACGTAAAGGCGATGAAGAGTATTATATCTACTTTTCAAGAGATACAGTAGAGAAAGCATCGCAATTATACTTACAGAATGGCAATCAGAATAAAGCAACATTAGAACATCAACATAGCATTAACGGATTAACACTTGTAGAGAGTTGGATAGTAGAGGACGAAACACACGACAAAAGCAGAAAGTACGGACTAAATGTACCTGTGGGAACTTGGATGGGAGCTGTAAAAGTCAACAACGAAGAGATATGGGAGCAGTTTGTAAAAACAGGCAAAGTTAAAGGGTTCTCTATTGAAGGTTACTTTGCTGACAAGATGGAACGTCCTAAAGAACCTATCAATGACTTTGATGAGGATTTAGCACAGGATATGCTCCAAGAGATATTAAGTATAGTAAAAGAAGAGGAGCTTGAGTCTTACTCTGATTATCCAAGTGCTGTAAAAAACAACGCAAAGCGTGGTATCGAACTTAACGAGAAGGTAAACAACAAGTGTGCTACTGATGTAGGCAAGATACGAGCGCAACAACTTGCACAAGGCAAACCCATCTCAAAAGAAACAATCAAACGTATGTACTCATATCTTAGCAGAGCAGAAGAGTACTACGATGAAAGCGATAGTAAAGCGTGTGGTACTATCTCATATCTTTTATGGGGTGGTAAAGCAGGTAAGCGTTGGGCTGAAAGCAAACTAAAAGAATTAGGAGAAATAGATTTAGCTTCTCAGGTTCTAAACGATGAGATGGCTATTATAGATGATAGACTTGCGTTTGCAACAAAAGAGTTAGCAATAGCAGCAGCAAAAGATATAGGTTGTGAGAGTTACCACGAACACGAATACGAGGGCAAGGTATGGTATATGCCCTGCGAACAGCACAACCTTAAAAAACCATGCCAAGCAGGATACGTCCAATATGGTATGAAAATGAAAAACGGAAAAAAAGTACCTAATTGCATACCGATAGATGGCTAAAAGAATAGACTACATAAAAGTATTAAAGCCAAAGGTACGCAGAAAGGGTGTGCACGCTAAAACAAAAATGAGCAGTATCAAGGGTTCAAAGCTATATAAGAAAAAATACAGAGGTCAAGGATGAGAAGGCGAAGGATACATAAATCATTTAAGACACCATCAAAAACAAGCCCTAAAGGTTCAAGACGAGGATGTTTGTGTGAGGATAACACATACTCTATAAGCTGTTGTGATGGCAGCCATAGAGCGCAAGGGATAGGAAAAGTTTAATTCAAAATGCAAAATAAATTTTAAATACTATATATAATTATGAAAGCGACAGAAATCTTAAGTAAAATTAAAACCTATCTTGGGGAAGATACTGCTGATATCGTAGAAAATATCGAGCAATCCCAAGTAGTGGAGTTAGCACAAGCTAAACTCGATAACGGAACTGTCCTTGAAGCGGAAGCGTTTGAAGCAGGTAAAGAAATCTTTATACTTACGGATGACGAGAAAGTAGCTGTCCCTGTTGGCGAATACCAAATGGAAGATGGTCAAATCCTTGTTGTTTCTGAGGAAGGTCTTATTGGCGAAATCAAATCTGCTGAACAGGAAGAGGGAGTAGAAGCATCTGAGGAAGTTGAAGAGCAACTTGAAGAGGAAGTGGAAGCTAAGTATGCAACTAAAGAAGAGTTAGCAGAAGTAAAGTCATTGGTTGAGGAAATCAAAACAATGATTGAAAACAAAGAGGAGATGAGCGAAGTAGAAGAGCAAGTGAAAGCAGAACTATCTGAAACACCTGCCACAGAAGCGATCACTCATAACCCTGAACCTAAAAAACAAGTCAATCTAAAATTTGCACAAAACAGAAAGCAAGGAACGATTGACCGAGTAATGCAAAAATTAATCAACAACTAAATATTTAGAAAATGCCAAATCCAACTATTACAGGAAGTAGCTATGCAGGGGAATTTGCAGGAAAATACCTCGGAGCTGCTTTATTAAGTGCTGATACACTTGACAAAGGTGCTATCACAATTTTACCAAATGTAAAGTACAAAGCTGCTATGAAAGTAGGTGCTATGGCGAACCTTGTGCGTTCTGCTGATTGCGACTTTGACTCTACTACATCAACACTAACTCTAACTGAGAAAGTGCTTACACCAACTGAATTGCAAGTAAACTTACAACTATGTAAGAAAGAATTGCACTCTGATTGGGAAGCTGCCCAAATGGGATTCTCTGCTTTTGATGAGTTACCACCATTGTTTTCTGACTACGTTATCGGTCGTGTAGCTGCTGAGGTCGCTGCCGCAACTGAAACTTCTATATGGAGTGGTAGTGCAGGAGAAGGTAACTTTGATGGCTTTGAAACTCTATTGACTGCTGACTCAGACGTTAATGACGTAACCGCAGGTACAGTTACATCTACAAATGTCATCAGTGAGCTCGGAAAAATAGTTGACGCAATCCCTTCAACCGTATATGGGCGCGACGATCTTACAATTTATGTTTCATCTAACATCGCTCGTTCTTACATTAGAGCTTTGGGTGGATTTGTTGCTACTATCGGTGCAGCAGGTTCTGATAACAAAGGAACTCAATGGTACGGGGGTGGAGAACTATCTTTTGATGGTATCAATCTTTTTGTAGCTAAAGGTCTTGCTGATAACACAGCAGTAGCTGCTCAGAAGTCTAACTTGTACTTTGGTACAGGACTATTAGATGATAGAAACGAAGTTAAAGTAATTGATATGGCTGACCTTGATGGTTCACAAAATGTTCGTGTAGTTATGCGCTACACAGCAGGTGTGCAACATGGTATTGGTGGCGATATCGTTCTTTATTCGTAATCAATAATTCTCTAACTTAAAAGGGGTGGGTAAGCCGAGTGCCTACCTACCCTTTTTTATTAAAACAAAAAAATTATGCCTTGTTCAGTATCAAACGGAAGAGCGTTACCATGTAAGAGTGGTGTAGGTGGGCTGAAAAACATTTACTTTGCCCCATACACAACTACCACAGCTGCCTTAACTGACAGCTCAGGTACAATCACTTTAGATGATAGCGTATCTTTTTACAAATATGAAATCAAGGGTAATTCATCATTAGAAACTGCTATTAACTCGTCGAGAGAAAATGGCACTACTTTTTATGAGTCAACCCTTAATGTTACATTTACATTTTTAGATGTAGCTACTCAAGAGCAGATTAAGCTCTTATCACATGGTCGCCCCCAAATCGTTGTTGAAGATTATAATGGCAATGGCTTTTTGGTAGGTAAAGATCATGGTTCAGAAGTTACAGGGGGTACAGTTGTTACAGGTGCAGCTATGGGAGATTTAAGTGGATTTACACTTACCCTTACTGCTCAAGAAACAGCACCACCATTCTTTGTAGCAACATTACCAACTGATGATTCATCATCGCCAATAGACCCAACTCCATAATTTTTTGTATATTAGCAAAGAGTTTTTTTCATTAAGTTTGGTTTAGTTATAGACAGGGGGTGTAAAAGCCCCCTTTTTTATATACAAAATTCAGAAACTTTACGATATATAGGTATGATACACCTTAATACATCAACCGATGCTCAAACAATCAAGGTTATACCACGGAATTATGCTACAAATGTAAGTATGGTACTTCGTGATGATTCTACAAATGCAGAGGTTACATATAGCGTAAGTACAACAACCAATAAGAACTATTTAGTGTTAAGCCAAGCACTTGCTTTGACTGAGGGTAGGTTTTATGATTTAACAATCAAAGAGGGTTCAAGCGTTATATTTAAAGATAAAGTATTTTGCACAGATCAGACTATCGACCAAGATACGAATAATTATTACTCAGTAAACGATGGGGAGTACACAAGTGATACAACCTACGATAACGATTACATCATATTATGAAAAACGATTTAAGGATAGTTAATTTAAGCACCTACACAAGCCCTACTGTAAAAGAAGTACGGAGTCAAGAGTTTGTATCGTATGGCGATGATAACAACTACTATCAACACCTTATCGACCTTTACAATGGTAGCCCAACAAACAACGCTTGTGTTACTGCTATAAGTGAGATGATATATGGAAAAGGTTTAGATGCTACCGATAGCAACAGAAAACCCGACCAATACGCACAGATGGTGTCTTTGTTTAATGCTGACTGTATTCGTAAGGTAGTGTATGATTTAAAACTTATGGGGCAATGTGCTTTGCAAGTTATCTATTCTAAGGATAGAAGTAAGATTGTA